AATTGCAGCGCCGTTGACATTGGCTGCTGTGATGTTGCCGGTGGAGGAAATTGTATTTGATCCAAAGTTAGACAACAATGTGGTAACATTTGAATTGGTATAAGTGGCCGGCAGACCGGTCAATTGACTGCCGTTGCCTAAAATATAACTGCCAGTGACGTTGCCCAGGGCACTGACCACTCCGGTAACATACTGTCCAGTTGAGGCAACTGTCACAACATTTCCAAATCCAGCGACCCCAGTGGACACATTGCCATTGATATTGGTTATCTTTACATTGCTGGTTCCATTTTGGATGGTAGTAACTGTTACATTTCCGATCTGGCTTACCTGTGCCCAAATGACACTGCTTCCATCATAATCTGCAAAGCAATAATAAAAATAATTGCTGTCGTAAGCGTACCAACCGGCAAGATCACCTGTTTGTCCAACTAAAGTTGTTGGTGGAGTAGTCTGAGCCCGAGCATAAAGTTCTGTAAAATTCTCATTGCTAATGATAAAAGAGTTGCGTAAAGGGGTGCCCTCCCCATCATTTGGTTGAGCTCCTACTTGGATAACTTGTTGGGTCATAGATAATCGTCCTCTTGCTGTATTTAGCAGAGGGCCGATTCTAGACTATTTGGGTATTTTAACTTGGGCTGAAACTGCTGCCGCAACCGCAGGTGGTTGCTGCTGTGGGGTTTTTGATGCTGAATGTAGCACCGTATTGGTCTTCTTTAAAGTCTACTTCTGCTCCTTGCAGATAGCCACCACTCATGCTGTCGACCAATACTTGGACTCCGTTGTAGTCTAAATCCCAATCATCTTCATTTTTTATTTCGTCTAGGGTAAAGCCGTAACTCATGCCACTACAGCCACCACCTTGGACAAATACACGTAGTTTAATGTTGGGATTGTTTTCTTCAGCAATAATGTCTTTAATTTTTGCCACTGCATTTTCTGTTATTGTAATCATAATCTTTCGTTGCAAACGTTCCAATTGATAATTTTCCAGATGTTATCTAGATAACGTTCTTTGTCCCATTGATAATCCAGGGCCCAGACGTGTTCCCACCAGTCCACCAAAACACAGATATCTGTTCTAACTTGATGGTTTGGAATAGTTTTAATTGTGCCTGCGGTGCTGAGATAAACCCAACCCGATCCTTGGATCTTCATTGCAGCCTCTTTGAAAGCTGCTTTGAAATCTTCGTAGGTTTTAAAGTTGGTTTCGATCAGTTCTAGCACAGCGCCTTTGGGACGATTTGCTCCTTTGGGTGCTTGCAATTGCGGGAAAAACTTGTTGTGTAAAAAACTGCCAGCACGGTTGAAATCTGCATTGCCTTCTCCGGCATTGTAGCGTTTGGCATAACCTTTGGCCAAATGCTCATAATGATAGTTGATACTTTCTTTACTCAACACAGGATCCAGTGCTTTTTCGCCGTAGGGCAAAGGTGTAGTTTCCAACTTGGCTGGACGAGTTGAAGCTTCTAATAAATCGATATCTTGTCTTATACTAACATGCATGTTCTTATTTAGTTTACTTGTTCCGTGAACAACGTCAAATGATTTTCATTGCGTATTTGATTTAATATTGAATTATAAGATTGACTTTTTGTCCACAACTCTGGATCAAATGCTGCAGTTTGGATTTGTGCAATTAGTCCTGTTACTGTGTTTTTTTGTTCATCATCCAATTCCAGCTCAAGGCAGGATTCTAAATAAGGCACTGCTTGGGTTTTTAATTCCTCTGACAAATTATCTGCAGACAAATGGTCCGGACGCTGACAAACATGAAATTGATGTCGTATTCCGTACCAGCCCTGGCGTGGATTACTAGTTACACCAATTTTTTGCATACGATTGCCAAACTCCAACAAGAGTTTTAATCCAAACACTGATAGGTTTGACACAACCGAGTTTATATTTAAACTTGGAGCATTTCCTGCTAGCCATGTGACATTGCGTTCAACAACTGACCAATCTGTTCCATGCCTGACAATTTCAGCAGCTGGGCCCACTGCATCAATGCTCACAGTCCAGTGCAAGTGCGGTAGCTGTTCTGTAATTTCAAACCAAAAATCATCTTGAAAACTTGCGTTGGTTGTTATTAAAACTTTGATATCTTTGTGATCTTGTTGGATCTTTGTAATAAGATCACGCACTCCGGGAATCACAGTGGGCTCACCACCGGTCAGCATGATTTTTTTAAGCGACCCTAGGTTACGCATAATCCAATCTATATTGACGTCAGTGACTGCGGCAGTTTTACCAGCAGATGGAATCCAAAGGAATTTTCCTAACTCTGGATAGTGATTGACTTCTTGTGTGATGCCGTGACTGAATACAGGACCACAACTACGGCATTTAAAATTACAAATATTAATTGATCTAAAATCTACAAAATCAATGTTGGTATCTGTAAAAACTTGATTGTTGTAGTCTTGATTGGCATAAGTTCTTAAACTGCTGCCATATGCCTGTTCATGTGTGACACACATGTGACAGTCTGCGGGACGACGTCCACTGAGTAAATCCTGTTGTATTTCAATTAATTTTGTATTATTAGACCAGTCATCCAATGACGTTTCGGCTCTTGGAATTTGACAACACGGAGATATACCAGTGCTGTCAACATAGGCGTGTTTGAACGGAAGTGGACAATACCAGTCTGACATAATTATCTACGTCGAGTAATACGTCCGCGAGTTAGATCGTACGGACTACATTCCATTTCTACAGTGTCGCCCATCAGGACTTTAATGTTGTTTTGGCGCATACGCCCACTGAGGTTGGCCAGCACAGGTTTTTCAAAGTTTTCTATTTTAATACGAAACATAGTATTAGGCAATACCTCTGCTACAATCCCTTCCATTTTAATTACATCTTCTTTGCTCAATTAGTGTATGCTTTCATTTTAACGCCGCATTTTACTTATATCTTTTGCTTCTTCGTCACTAAAAACTGGTACCGCATTGCTTTTATGCATGGTAGCAATTCCTTTGACTTTGGTACCTGTGTAAACTTTGGGTGCCGGTAGAGTAGCAGTTCCGCCCTCGGTGCTTCTACTGGGAATATTGGCAGTGGTGTTGCGACCGGCCGGAATGGTCAACCTATAACTGTCGCTCAAATTTGGAGCACTCATAGCACGGGCACGTTTCTTTTCTTCTGCTTCAACACCCCATTTTTTTTGTAAGTCTTTCCAACTTGACTCGAGCTCTCGGGCTTTTCTTGCATGTTCTGCTGAAGCAAATTTTACTTTGCCTTTTCGTTTACCGTTGAGACTGAGCCAAGGCCCTTCAAGATGCATGGTCATTTTTTAAGTAACTCCATAGTGTATTCAGTATCGAGCATGTGTGCCACAGGTTTGAGCCAACCGTTGCCAATACATTCGGCAATGATTAATCGATACTCGCGCGGACATTCTTTATTAACCTCAAAACTGGCTCTAGGAACCAGCGTGAGTCCGTTGGGCGAGAATGTAAAATCTGCGTCCTTGGCCCGTAAAGTTTTATGGGGCCGACCTGTTGAAATTTTAATCATGCTTTATTATAGCAAATAATCGGATATAGGTCAACCGATTATTTGAACAAGATCACAGCCATTATGACAGCTTGTGTTATAAATCCAACACCAATGGTCACAATGTTCAAGGTGTCTTTGAGCACAATGGCACGGCCAAACAACAGAACCAATCCTGCCCAGACAAACAGCACAATGTCCAATCCCGGAGTTCGGTCTGACAGACCAGTCAACAAGGCCAACAAGGAAGGGATGGTTGCGGCATGCATCAGTATCACAGCCAACCATCCCAGGGTTTCAGCACTTACTTTGGGCAATTGCTGATCTAACCACCCTCTTGCACACTTGAGCAGTTCGTCTAGTTTTTCCATGATTATATCCTCTCTGAATAAAATACGTGACGGCCTATTTTGGCCACCTCTGGTTTGCCCCATTGTGGCTTGACATAGTCTGCATGAAAATACAAGGCAGTTTTCAAGCCGGGCAGTCTAAAGCCTTCAAGCAGGACCTTTTTGGCCACTTCTTCCGACTCTTTCCAATGTGCCGGGTATATGGGTCGAACTTTGCTGGATCCATCACAAAACCACGAAAACTGACAAACCACTCGGTCATAAACAATGTTTTTCTGATACACAACACCACAAATGTCTGGGGCAAATTTACCAGATGCTACACGGTTAATAGTGACCTGTGCCACAGCTACTTTGCCCTCAAACGGCTCGCTGGCACTTTCCCAATAGATGTTTTTGGTCAACCAGGCCAATTGCCTGGTTCGATCTTCGGCGCTGACAAACCCTTGTCGGGCCACTTCGTTTGTTACTTTTAAGATATCTAATTTGTTTTGTGTCACTGTAACAACAGCAATCATCACAATCACAAATCCACAAAATTGAAAAATTTTGTTACCTATGTTGGTTATTGAATTTAATTTCAATGCCTTCTCCTCGTCGCAATACTGTGCGTGTCAGCGGAGGTGCCCAGGATGGGCGCATTGACGGTGGCTGTAGATTGGACAAAAGACCTCGGGCCTCAATGCCATACTCTTTAAGCAGTGCTTTGTTTCGCGCACGGCCTATACCATTTGTCAATGAAGAGGATTTCCGAAGTCCTCTTGGTTACCAGACCAGCTTTACGGCACTGGCCATCCGTTGTGGAGTAGATCTAAGATTATAATCGTCCGCTAAACATCTGTTAGCTGGGTTGTTTTTCTACTCTCTAAAATACTTAGTATTATACACTTGATGCTGGCAAAGATCTACGATTTTTGATAGGTTTTTGCCGTTAACTGGGTATATTACTCTGCCACCGGAGGTGGCATGGCCTTCAAACGGTCCCATGTGGCCTGTTTGTCCTTGATATGCTGTTCAAGTCGGCGATACTGCTCACCCAACTCTCGAAGTTCTTCCCATTCCGTTTCCAATTTGGTATTTGGAGTTAAAATGTTTAGGCGTTCTTCAACTCGTTCCATCCAGTCCCGCATACTTTTTTCGCCTATCACAAGATCAGCGTTCTCACCAGTGATATGCACTTTGCCACTTTGATTCATGGTGTAAGGGTTAATAGTATACGGACTACTGCCTGTTCCGGTTGTGGTCCAAACATGCCCAGCAGTATTACTAAATGTAAACGGACTTCCAGTAAGGCTGATGGTGTTGCGACTAGTTCCGTTGATGTTGCCGTCAATATTGCTCACAGTCAACGGCGGAACAGCACCGTACGATGGGTCTGACCATCCGTTAACTTCTTCATAGTAGCCGCCTGACGATATTGTAACAGTATCGTTAAACGTTTCTAACATTTCTTCTAGGGTTTTTTCTTTCGTAGCGTCCATGTGCCGTCCTTGTTGTCAATCCACTCTAGAACATCACCTTCCGTCCACTCCATGTGTTCGCAGAGCTCATCACCCAGGTCCAATAACATCTCGCCCGGGTGATCTGGGTCTTCTACTATAGTTCTGATAAAACTATATCTAGTCATTTTACTTGGCAACGACCAGTGCTTCTTTTTCTGCTGTGATTTCTTTACGGCGTTCTTTGATTGCTTTGCTCATTTCCTGTAGTGCTTTCCTGGCACGGGCTGCGGCAGCTTTTACACCCTTGCCTGTGAACTTTTCGTTTTCGGCAATATAGTTGTCGAATGCTGTTTTAATTGCGTCATGATTTTGTGACATTGTATTTCCTTTATAATAAAGTGCCGAAGCACCCTTTAATTATACACTATAAAGACGGTATGTCAAGAAATATTACAGGCTAATATGCCTTTTTGTCCAGGTATCCCAAATGACCATGTTGTCCCAACCATGTGTCCACGTGACCATAAACAGGCTCAAAGTGTTTTGATTGTAGATATGCATTCGATTGTCTTCAACACGAGCACGTATACTTCGACTAGTATTGGACCATTTGGTCAGTTGACTTTTGGCGTCGGGTGCCCGTAAGATTACCGTATAAAGGGCGTCCCCATTTTTAGAAGCAGGTGCGGTCATTAATGTAAAGATTGATCCGAAGATCTTGGTGAGCCAAATTCACTCACGTGTTTAACAAAGTCGTCATCCAAGATTATACGTTCGTCATCATATTCTTGAGAAACTTCGTTTGGAACTCCTAGTAAACGCATGAATCCACCTGTGTGGATTTCAGTGATGCCCTGCTGATATAAAACCAACAGGAGTTGGTTGATGGCCACCCTAATAGGATAATCAAGCTCGTCTAACATACAACATACTTAGCCTAAATGGCTCAGTTACCGACGATATCTTGATTCGATTTCTGTAACGGTAGATGGCTTGGTACCAGTTGTGGTTATTTGTATTTTTGTCAATGCAGGATCTTGGCAGATTGGTTGATCATTAAATGTCCTAGGTAGTCGACAATCTTGTTGCGTTACAGCACTGGCTGTATGATCAACAATACCTTTGCCCGTGGTCTCGTTGATCACCACACTTGAAACACCTAGCCCGGTCCACACCAATGGTGTCGCGCACCCGGACAACAAAAAAAGAAAAGATACTAGAAGTATCTTGTTCATAGAATAAGTTAGGGGACTTATTGACACTGCCCCTGATCCTATTAGGCTGTTACTTTAGTAGAAGTTTTTGCAGTGGCTTTGATAGAAGCGCCTGCTACTTTGACTTCGCCTTTCTTGGCGACCTTGGTCTTCTCGGCCAATTTGTTGGCCACAGCATAACCAGCATCACCTTCGGTAATGCCCAAGCTCTGCAAATGCTGGAGAGCTTGCAATTTGGTCATTGGGCTTGGCAGCTCAATCAAATTGATGTTGGTACATCCTGCTTTGTTCAGGATCTTGATACGAGCCACCAAGTCGTTAGCGAAACGAGCTTTTGCTGTTCCGTTGGAATTAGTTGCGGTACCTGCTACGGTAAAAAGTTTTTCTTGTGACATAAGTTGCCTTTCGGGGTTGCCTGTTAAAAAGTTGATTTAAAATACACATGCTAAATTGTTTAGCATATCCATATTATAGCGGACTGTTGTTTGAATGTCAACCATAATGTAGATTCCGGTTAGCCAAAAGTATCACTTTTGGCTAGATTCTTTTTTGCTGATTTTCTCTTTGGTCCATTCGGCGCTGCCGGTCATGTCTTTACCAAGACCCGACACGGTATTACACGCGGTCAATAGACCAATCATTGCAATGACGATTAGAGATTTCATTGTGCTGCCTCCTTTGTTACTTGTTGAACTTTGGATACACCGTTGTCAAACATCTTGGCAATGCCAGATAGTCCTACAGTGCAGATAACGATACCAAAGATGGTACCAATAATAAATGCCTTCATTTTTTATCTCCTAACACTTTGACACGGGTGAGTTGAGTGCTACGGTCGTTGTGTCGTTTGACCGTACCACGAATAGATACCTGAGTTTCGGATTCAATGCTTTCACGATATGAAAAGAACACCGAATAATTTGTATCAGTGATAGCAGATATATACCATGTGTTATATTTCTCACTATAGTTGCTACGCACAACTTCTATCGTCAGTTCAACCTTAGCACCTACATTGCCAACAGCACCTTCTTCACAACGAGCCAAGCGGGCGTCTACGGATTCTTTTCTCAACTGTCTAGCATAGGTATGCGGCATGGCAGTAATCACACTCATATCATAACGACTGGTAATTGTATCCAAACCGCACACTTGTGCAGTTACCCTGGCCCATTCGTTCAATTCAGTTCGCAAGGCCTGCATGGTCACTGCCGTGGCCATATGTCTACGGCAGTCCGCACCCATGGCACGATCAGCATCTGTAATCAAAGCGGCATTGGCCAGGGCTTGCTCAACCAGATCACGATTGGTATGACGCACAACCTGATCACCGATCAGCTCGGGTTGTTTATAGTAACCGTTGTTTAACCGGTATGCTGTGCAAGCAGCCGCCCACATCACGTCGGCGTCGATTGCTGCAATCGTGTTGCGAGTTTTTCTCATGCCATTTCCTTTGCAGTGTCCATAAAAACTTTCAATGCCTGCTTTACATTAAGATCCAATGTAGGATAGTTCTTTACCATGTGCTCGATTGCCTCTAGATCTTCAAGATCTTGTTGCACAGCATAGTGTTCCATAATTTCGCAGGCTTGATCGATATTCATTTTTTAAACGAAACGCCAGTTGTGCCGCCTACTACACTGCCCAACACTACCGCGGCAAACCATGTTTCGACACTGTAGGCAATTGCCAGCATTGGAAACAATGTGTTCAAGGACCAAATGGTTGCAAGTGGAACAACAACAATGATCAATCCAACCAGTGCAATAATAAAAATAAGTTTAGTCATAATATATTCAATCCATTAGACTGAGGAGTTTATCTTCCCAGTAGAACTCATAACTTTGGCATTGTTCGGCTACCTTGCCCACAAGACTAGCACGTTGTAGGTATGTGCGAGAAGTCTTTGCTTCTTGCAGTTTGGCAATCAGCGCATCAATGTCTGTATTCATACGCTCGTCGAGTAATGATAATCTCATGCTATTTCCTTAATCTAAACGGCTACCAGCGTAAGCAGTAAATCCGTATTTCTTGAACACTTGAGCAGCTGCTTCTGCACCGGCTTCCAGGGTGTCCACGTTCTGCACATACATATCTGCTGGATTCCAAATTTGGAAACTGCCTGTGTGGCTTTTTTTGACACCTGCTTCTTTGAAGGCTTTACCAAGTTTGGTATTGCCCTTGACCCCAAAAATATCGACCCAAGCAAAGCCACAAGCATACTGATCAACACCACCCAGTTTGGTCTGGAAAAATGTTTCAGCCGCTTTACGAGCTTCTGATTTGGCTTCGGCAATAATTGCGTCAATTGTAACACCGTTAACTGTAGCTGACATCTCTGACTCCTTTTTAGTTTCTATACAAGTATTATAGCAAAATGGACTTTTCTGGTCAACCGTTTTATGCGGCTTCTAACATGCTAGCAGGCACTTTCCACAAAGTTTGTCCAGTGTCCACTGTGACAAATTTGATAGCGATCTTACGCACCTTGCCCGAGATAGTCTGTCCAGTCTTGCTTGAAGTGAACCGGACCATCTGGCCGGGCTTGATTGAATTCTTCACGTCTTTGGCCAATCGTGCGCGAGACCATTTGACAGCATCGATCATGCTGGCAAGTTCTACATTGGTCCAAGTACCGAACATGATTGCTTGATTGACTTCTTGAATGGTTTTCATTCTGGGCTCTTTTTAGTTTCTATACAAGTATTATAACCGATTTGGAATTAATGGTCAACCACCCTTTTTCAGGGCAAAAAACACAGCATCTACGCTGTTGCGAAAATACAACACCACGTTCAATTTGGCATACCGTCCGGTGCGCCATTCCTGTTCGGTATCTAGCAAGCGATAAAACCAACGACGGTCTGCTTGGGTACCACATGGACCAAACAGTTTGGTGGCCAGCTCAACATCATGGTTGGTCAATGACCAAACGCCACAGTTGATCCTAGTGGTTTTCATGCAGGGGTTGTTTCCTTCACTGCTTCAAGTGCTTGTGCCAATGGTGTCAACCGATTACTCAAGGCACTGGAACCGTAAATATCACCCACATACCAAACACCATCTTTCATCACATAATAAAACTCAGCGGTACAACCTTTGACACGATCCAAGAATTCTTCAAACGTGTGATCTACTGACCAAGTGCAATCTGTTTCGCCGCGATCGCGATCGTAAAAGGTACACATGTTGCCATAGCGTTGTTCGTAGTCGCTGCCGGCCTCAGCATCCAAACAAGAGAACGGATGCTTGACGCCAATCTCAGGGCGCAGGCTACTCAAATCGCCTAGTGCAACCAATTCATTGGCCTTAGAGCTGTCATAATGCTCTTGCAAGATAGCGCCATTGTGTTCCAAATAGCCATCCCAATGACAGTAAACTGATTTACAGACTGTGCCATGCATGACTGCAATACGTGAACGAGTTCCCATAGTTATTCCTTAGAAGTAAAAAGCGGTAGTAAAATTACAGCGACTATAAACAATTTCACGCACTTCAGTGTCCATAGCTTCGCCATAGCCAGGGCAAGTCGACAGTTGATCCAAAAGTCGATAAGTTTCGGGCCAAGTTAAACAATTAGTCTTTGCATGTTCTACAATAACGGCAACTTCTTTGTTGCCTTTTTCTGTAAACATTCCAAAATCTTTTACTGCAATCATATCTAACTCCTTAATAACGATGTTTTTCTAAATTTCTGCCATCTTTAGTGAGCATACACACATACATACGTTCGCTCCAATCCAAGTCTTGATTCATTTGCCCATTAGCATTTCTATGAGCGTATATTGCAGTATCACGACAAGCAGATAAACCAACAGTAGTTCCTACTTGCCTTAGAGAATTATCATTGTTAAGGTACCTCTGATAATACACGTCGTAGGTAGCTTTTTTGTAAACATATTCACAGTTGAATTGTTTTGAATACACTCCGCCTTTTTCGCATGAACCTTTTTCGGTAATGCCGGAAACAGAGTCTGCTCCACAACCTACTAAAGAAATAACAGCACCGACTAATACAACTAAAAGTTTTTTCATTTTAATTTTCCCCAAACAACCCAGTGCGCGGCCAATTGGACAATTATTGCTAACGGCAATAATGTCATACAAGTAAATCCTATTCTTTCCCAATCTGGATCTGTCCTGTTAGTAAAAACATAGAAGTATAGCAGACTTAAAATGCTTCCAATAAAAACAGAACCAAAAAGACCATAGTATGCTCTACGCATGATACCAAAAATTCGATCCATCATATTACATGCTCCAATAAGATTCGCTGGCAGGTGAGCAGAAGTAAGGCGTATCGTAACGCTCTTGGAATTCTTTGCCGCCTATTAGATTTTGTTTGGTAACAAAAGTTTCAAACACTTCGACAATGAAACCCAAACTGCGTTTTGCATCAGCCACGGCGTTGATATAGTCCTTGGTTGAAGGTGCAAAATCCTGCTTGGCATACAAACGACGGCCCGCTTTGACACGTTTGTCGGCCTTGTAAATTTCCAATGTGTATTCTGTAAGTTTAGACATCGTCTGCTCCTTTTTAGTTTCTATACAAGTATTATAACCGAAATGGCTTTTCTGGTCAACCAAAATCAATGTGTGTTCAGAGTTGGCGCATACTCGCGAATCAACTCGCGCTCACGTGCATGAGCTGGCTTGCGACCGCGGACTTTTTCAACAAATTCAACGGTATGCATCTCAGGACCGTATTCACGGATGCTGTTGCACAAAGCCCACACTTTTTCTTCAGTTAACGCTCTACGGATGTGCTTCTGAAAACGCACTTTTAAGGCCTGTTTTACGCTTCCCGAGCATACAGTAATACCAATGTAGTAGTCGCCTGTGACCAAGTTGGTTATGCTGTAGACAGCATGGTTGCTGTCTTGACGGCGTTTTCTTGATTGCTTTTTAACTTCCATACAAGTATTATAACCGATCTAGCATTTCGGGTCAACCGAATTGTCGCCGCCGAGTTAGTGGGCACTAACCCACAAAAAACCCTACAAAAAGTAGGGTTTTAAGTGTTGTTTTTTGGCAACGGATCAGCTGTTTAGCACTTTGGCCACTGAATTCATTACAGAAGCAATACGGCCGATATCACGAAGCTGTTCTACACTATAGCCTTCTTGTTTCAATGTTTCGTAATGTGCTTTCACACAGAAATGACACTTGCCCACAATGCTTGCGGCCAACGAGAATGCTTCAAAATTGCTTTTAGTTGTTCCGCCATGGCTAGCAATAGCATTCATACGCAAACCTGCAGGCAGGCCTTTTAGAGCAGGGTCATCGGCCATTTCAATGTAGGGGTACCAGACGTTGTTTTGGGCCATGATGCTGGCCGCTGTCATGGCTGACTCTGCGTGTACCGGAGCATCGGCTAATATAACTGACAGGATTTTACCGTTGCCAGTTGCGGCCAACGCGGCTACTGCACAACCCATGGCCACGTCGGCGTCTAATGTGCTACGAAGCAATACTGCATCCAGATTCAATTTTGTATCTTTGGCGTAGTCTGGTAAAGCGCCTTTTACTGATTCAATAAAACTCATTCTTTTCTTTCTCCAATTGTATAAAACCAATCATCTCCTGCGGTCCACTTGCGTGTGCCATCCACTGTGAATACAGTTTGTGCGGCTTTGAAATCTGGAAATTTGGTCACACCTGCGATCAAACTTTGATCGTACCATAAACATCTATTATTGGGCTGACAAGCAAACTGACCGTTTTCTAATCGAATAAAGTTAAAGCTCTTGTGCTCTTCGGCCACTTCAGTGAAACCTGTGTCTACATCCATGCCGTCGGCACAAAAGTCCACAGTGAACAAATAAGTTCCGTGGTGCCATTCCTTGTCTTTGCCTAGAAATTTCACACCCAGATTACGTAGACCTATTTTTTCAACAATGGTAAAACGATAACCCATACAGTCCCACAGTTGCAAGGTATCTATGGGCAACTGGCCTGTGTAGTTTTCTTGCCATACATAGGCATGGATAGGCAGTTTGTCGTAGAGTGCTCCGTAGTTGGGTAACAGACTTTCAATGCGAAACACCTGGCCGCGCAGGGCTTTGAGACTGACCCAGATAGCAGGTTCCAGTTCACCGTGACCTTTTTCAAAGTTGTAGAGAAATTCTTGTTTTATCCAACATTTGATTGGCGGCAACGATCCTACAATATAACTCATGTTAATATTTTCCTGATGCTAGAACAATTTGGCAAATATGTTCCAATCGTTCAATATGTTCAAACGCCCGCCAAGGACTTGTATCAATGGCAACAACACCATGTCCCTTGATACCCACAATATCATACTCAATGTTGCCACGATCATCTAATTGTAAATTCTCATGACACTGATCGGCTAGTTCTTGACTGATCGGTTTTACATCACCAACATTGGGTGCAACTCGAGTATACCGATTCAGTTCTGGAAATTCTTTGCTAATGGTACTCAACTCAATACCGGCATGCATGGCCGCAATACAGTAAGTAGGATGTAGATGAACTACTACTCTAACTTCATTACTGTGTTGTCCCATTTCTTTCTGTAGTCCAAAGTGCAAAGGAATTTCACCGCTGGGCTTGAGCTTAGAACTGATGTCAGTATAGTGATCTTCTTGCCAGAATTTTGTTAAAAACGGAGGAATTGGATTGATATGATCAACCAATTTAATCTTCTTGAACTGATCCGGTTGCATAGTCTGCTTGCGAACGCCACTGGGTGTGATATAAAAGTGATCACGGTCGTGATGACGAATTGAGACATTGCCATCACGACTGGTAATCCAGTTACGTTTATATGCTTCAACTAGTGTGTCGCATATAGTTTCTAACATTACAGAGTCTCGCCACCAACTGTGCGGTTACATGCACATAGTTCGCCAGTTTGTAGTGCATCCAATACACGAAGTGTTTCTTCTGGGTTACGACCAACGTTCAAGTTGTTGACAGTCACGTGTTGAATAACGTTGTCTGGGTCAACGATGAATGTGGCACGAAGGGCGGCACCTGCTGGATCAAAAAAGATTCCTAATTGATCAGCAAGACTTAGACTGTTATAATCTGCGTTACGGCGTTGCGTGTCAGCAAATTGATTGTGTGTGATCTTGATCAAGTCGCTGTGGCTCTTTTGCCATGCTACTTTACAGAACTCATTGTCTGTGCTTCCTGTGAGCAATACTGCGTCACGGTCAGCAAAGTCGCCTGTCAACTTGTCGTAGGCTACGATTTCTGTTGGACATACGAATGTGAAGTCTTTTGGGTAGTAAACGATTACTTTCCATTTACCTGGGAATGACTCATCTGTGATGTCAAAGAACGCATCTTCTGGCTGTCCTGGTCGAACGCCTGTTACTGCAAATTTTTCTAACTTATCGCCAACTGTTTTCATATTATTTCCTTTAAAATTTGTTTGGTGTCTTTGTATTTAATTTTATACAATACATCCGTTGAATAATCCATTATACTACTTTTTTTGAAAGATGTAAATACCTTCTGACTTGTAAGCCTTCTCAAGTTTACCGTTTCCAACTCCAGGACGAACATTTAAGATCATATCTACAGTTTCTACGTGTTGAAATCCCAAGGATTCAGCTAACGTAATCCAGCGGTCAACAATCTTAAACTCTTGCTTGCCGTTTTTGTAATCAGCAATGTTTACCGCATACAGACTGTCTGCGGCCAACGCCCGATGTGTCATAGCAACGGTCTTGGACACATAGCCATCAAACCATTCGTCTAGTGTGGTGTAACGATTCATACACTGTGTTGGTTCATCTGTGTAGGTTTCCAAATTGAAGTAAGGTGGGCTAGAAAATGCCGCATCATAAAATCCAGGTTCAGGATCAAACTCTTCGCTGGGAACACAATGCATGGCATACCCGGCGCCGTGAGCTTGTTCATCCAGCAGTTCACCCAGTGCTGTCAAGCCCATGTGTGTTCTAGTGTTGGGATCTAGGCCGGTATAGTGGTAACGTAGATTACTAGTCATAGCACCCGACATACGACCACCGTAACCCGAACTGAAGTCCAACAAATTGCCACGGAACACAGGACAGATATGTTCCCATACAGCACGGGCATTCATTGGTTTGAAGTTTTGTATTGTGCCGCCATTGACTAGTTCTAAAGCTCTACGTATGTTTTTAGGAATAGCAGTGTCTGCACCTTCGTCTCTGTGAACATAGGCCAATTTAATAGCACGTTTAAGTTTATTGTCGTGATTGAATCGAGCCTTGATGCTTACAGTTGCATTGTCATTCCATTTGGCATCCTGCATATTAGGAAACCAAAAACGGCCAAAGGCCAAGCCTTCATTGTTGCCCACACCCAATTGACTGTTCCGTACCGATTTGGTTTTTGTTGCTAGCTCATTGACCTGGGCGCGGCATCCATCTAGGCTGTAGTAGGTAATAGGCACTATGCCTACCCCGCGATATATATCAAATACTTCATCTTGAATTGCTTGCCGCCCAACATCGTCGGCCCGGGTCCATAGATCTTTGTCCAGGGCACGAAGCCTAGGCAATACACTTTCGTATCCTGTGCAAACGTCAGCGGTAGGAACGTATCCCCATTCCTGACACAGTTGTTGGTAGTATTGATCAATCAAACTGTCTTGGTCCACTGGCTTGCTCATATGGGAGTGCTATACCTCGGTATTCAGTTTCATATTTACGCTGTGGTATTTCTTTAGCGGCAATTAAATCTTTAATTCTAAAACGACCTTGAACCCTACGTTGTGTTTTACTGTCGATTTTGGCATCAATTTGACACAGTCCTTGCCCATAGGTGTTGTAAATTTCTTTGCGTTTTTGTTTCCAAAGTTTTTTATGTGCGGCTTGGCCTTCTGGACCGTGCGGCACACTCTTGACATACTCTGTAAACTGTTCTAACACCTCTTTGGTCACATTGGACCACAATAGTTGGTAGTGATCCGGAGTGACATCAAATTCGTAGATGCAAGTATAGCGTTTGGCTGTGGGTGATATTTGTTGCCACACACCAACTACCATAGTGAATTCCGTGTCCTTGCAATGATCAATGAATCTCAATATGTGGGCACAGCCAATGTCTCTACCCTTACTGACTTTGATACTGTAGTTGGTGTCACTCTCAACGCCCTTGACCACATCCATAGTGGCAAAGTAAGCATGAGTTAATTTGGTTTGATATTCGGCTTTGGAGAAGCCAGTGATGGCGTTAACAACACTGTCTTCAAACACGACACCATGGCTCTGAACTTCCATGTTGTTCCTTTTAATACAGTATTATAGCACAAGTTATTTGATTTGTGCAACCTTTAAGTGGCGTTCCGCAACTAACTCTTTGACAAACTCCAATAATTGTTCAGCGGTCCAACCGTTATCTAACCATTCAGTTTCCCATTCATCTACTTTCCACAGCATGTCTCTATTTTGAATTTTGATAATGTTTTCTAACCGTTTGATGTGAGTGCTGGTGCCTTCAAACAAGTATGAAAATTGGGCTATTCCTCCCCAAGCGCCAGTGTAGTCTTTTTCTCGACGTTCGTAGTCACCAGTGATGCCAAATCCTGTTCGGAATGGTCCAGGAAGGATGTAGAAATAACTCATACTGTTTCAACTTCTTCATACAATGCCTTGATGTCGTCATCAACAAAATCAAGAATTGTATCAAATCTATCTAGTAATGGTTTTGGTATACGTTGAGTGCCGCCAAGTCGTTGATACAACAATACCAAAACTGATGCAATTGCATCGTCTTGCCAGCCTACCTTATAACCATAAGTATGAATTCCCCACTTGACATGAGCACTATGTACCGCTTCGTGGAACTGTGCAAGGCCAGCAAAGTATCCCTGTAGGATACCTGCTAGTTCACCCAAGAACTTGTCTGTAATCTTAATTTTTGCGGCACCAAATGCTTTGGACAAATCTTCCATCATAAACCACAACGAGCCATTGATTTCGTCGTAATGAAAATAATCGTTATGGAACTTACAAGCCATTTTTAAAATATCGTCATCAAGGCTTACTGCTTGCATATGA